GTTAGTGGCGGTATTGACGCCGTTACCATCTGTCATGAAGGGCACAAAATAAACGCCCTCACTCTCCCTGTTTTTATACCCGCCGTACACGGTGTCGTACTGGGTAGCGTATGTATTTTTCCAGTAATACGTCGTGTCACCACAAACCCACGGCACATCTGCAGCACTGCCACCATGGCACTGCGCGTTAAACACGGAGAGGTCAGCACGAAACTGTGTCAGCATGGCTGTAAACAGCGCAGGTTGCTGTGCGTGGGTGGCGGCGCTCATGTCAAACTCACCCTGCATCCAGCAGACGGCCAGCAGAACGTTTTTGGGATTTTTCTGCAATGCCGCTTTTGTGCGGGAAATCAGATCCTGATATAACGGCTTGCCCACCCCCCAGCGTGCCGAATCCTGGCTGGCCCCCGTGGACTCGCTGAATGTCCCCTCCGCGCCCTGGGTAAATGCCGAACCACCACGACAGCATGGTACCAGCAGGATCCCCGCGTTATTCGGGATATACGGGAGCAGTTTTTTGGCAATATGTAAACCCTGACCGACACAGCCGTACTGCCCTTTGCTCAGGTCAGCCCTCGGATGATTCAGCGTACTCATATCCTGCACATCATGCAGACAGTGGTCAGCCGGAATAATATCGTTATATCTGCAGGCAGCCCCGCCCGGCGTCACTGTACTGCGGCGCGCCAGCTGTTTAATGCGCGGATCCGGAGCATCGTATGAATCCGGCAGCGGAAGCCCTTCACCGTAAGCCATGGCATTGGACTGCCCGGCCAGTACGATGACGTAGTACCAATCCGGCTCAGATGAAGGGCCGACCTGTGGCTCTCCTTCAATAGCCACCGCCTGCATCAGTGTGTACGGCGTAATGGCAACCGGTCCGCCGTATGGCTGCCAGCCCTCTTTCAGTTTGTGTGTCAGCTTTTCCGCAAGGTCTGACGGCGACGCCGCCCTGATAACATCGTAATGTTTAATCGACATCGAATTTCTCCCGTGTAGAGGAACAGAGTTAAAAAGCCGGAAGCGGAATCAAATCACAGGATGACCATCTGCCAGTGGCTGGTCGTAAAAAAAAGGCCGCGCCATGCGCAGCCGAAAATAAAGGGATAACGATGATAGTTTGAGAAAAACAGAAATAACACTTTTGTGGCAAAGCATGGTGCCGGGTGCCTCCCGGTGAATTCAGTATCAGCACCTGAATCCGCGATTACCCCATATTCCTTCTTGCTGATTGCCCCACCGCACAGGGGGATTCACCATGCAGAAGTGTTTTTAATAAACAGCAAACAAAAAAATCAAGCATTATGCAGGCTGTTTCTTTTTATCACCGGCCACAGCAATACCATAATGCCGCAGACCAGCACCCCATCCGCCAGCACCGACATGATTCTGCTGGTGAAATCCACCATCACCACCAGAAACAGCAGGAGTGCAGCCACAGTCAGGCGCAGTTTTACCGTCACAGGTAATTCTCCAGACGAAGACCCAGAACACCGGCAATCTCTTCCAGCACCTTGCGCTCTTCCGGCTCAATTTCGCCGTCTGCCTCCGCAATGGCCACCGCCACATCCAGCACATCTTCCGCTTCACGCGTATCGTGTTTCACATCCTCGATCTCACGTAACGCCGCACGACGACCAGTTTTAAAGTTCGTATCCAGCTGACCGATAATGGTTGCGCTAATCGCATTAATTTCTGACGTAAACGCGTACAGCGCAGGCTGATTACGCAGTACCTGTTCGATCTTCGCTTTCTAGGAAGCCTCACATTCACCATCTGCATAGGCCACCAGGTAGGCGGCGTTAATCACCACCTGTGCCAGATCGCGTTTTTCAAACTTTTTAATTTCCGTTGCCGCTCTGCGGGCTTTTTTTACCAAAAATACCAAACATCGTGACGTTCCTTTGGGTGGGTGAGCCAACGCCCGGGAGCGATCTGCCCACAGAGAAAGTCACACTGACCACTCCGTAAGCTCCCCCCCCGAAAGGCTCTGTGGTTGGTATGCGCCGGGCGTGGCGCAGATACAAAAAAGGCCCGCAAAAGCGAGCCGGGAAAATAAGTGTAGCGCGTTGTACTGGAGTCGAACCAGTGACCGATTGCTTAGAAGGCAATTGCTCTGTCCTGCTGAGCTAACAACGCAGAATACCGATAATGGACCACCACCGGGGACTCGAACCTCGCACACTCAACTTAAAGGGTTGACGCTCTTTCCTGATGGCTAGTGGCGGTTGGTGGCCCTTGCTGGATTTGAACCAGCGACCTGGCGATTATGAGTCGCTCGCTCTCACCACTGAGCTAAAGGGCCGGGCGCAGGATAATAACGTTACGAAATCAATGTTGCAAGCATACAAAAATCACCCTTATCTCCTCCACCAGCGCATTCACCATGTCTATCCGAGATAAGTGGCACAAAAAAACCCGCTTGTGGGCGGGTTTTGTTTGCTTTTGCCATCACGTACAAAATCGGCAAAATATCAGATTTGCATGAAATATATGCCTTTCAATCTACTTTTGCAACACTTTGCTTTGAAAATGCCGCCTTTTGTTTTGAACGTGTTCTCATTACAAATAATAAAGCCTCACTATCCAGTCGGTGAAAAATGTGTTTCATTGCAACCCAGTGACGAGTAAATGTTTTGGACCAGTTTTTAGTTGTCACTCCCGCCAGTAATGCCAGCTCCTGATATTCATAACCTTCCCCACCAAAAAGTTCTGCTTTTACTGCCTGCGCCGCCAGCCAGATTAATTTTTTCAGGCGTTCCTGCGTTTTCCCAGCAATTTTTCTGGTACCGGATTGAGTATTAAATTCATTCCACGCCCACTGTGTTATCGCGATCTGATATTCCCAACAAATACTCCCGCTGTAACACCACAACAACCAGGCTTTATGATGTTCTTCAAGAGACAGAACAGCCCGCCGCCACGATGATGTCGAAAACTCAACCGGACTGACCAGAGGAATTGACGTCACCTTCGCCAGCGATTGCTTTCCCGGGATTGGTGGATTATCCCGCGTTATCATTTTTCCAGTCACTTCATCGCGGTACCGGATTTTTTTTCGCCTGTAACGCCCTGTATCGAACATGGCATTCTCCTGCCAGGCTTCAAGCTGACCTTTTGTTGCCCCACTCAAATCAGCGGTGGCGATAATGAGCTGCTCACGCACAAACTGTAAATAGTGGTTATTCATGCGCACTCCAGTTCTGTGATTTTTATCCCCAGCCGCCACCAGGAACGAGCTGACCGCGCACAATATTGATTTCATCAAACTGCTCGTCGTCTATGAGAAGTCCGGCATGCGTCAGCACATCCAGTGGTGCTTTCAGGATATTGTCCAGGTCACGACGGCGCTTATCCGGTGGCTCTGCAATAATCTTTATCACCAGCCTTCCGGACAGGTTTAATTTCAGCCGCTGCTGGCGAACAATTAGCGCCACATCACGGCGATAACGCTTTCCGGCTTCCGAGATGAAATACGTATTGCCATGACGTCGCCAGTAGGTATTCACCGTCGGCGGGTAAGGCAAAACAAATTCTATCCGTTCAGTCATTCATGCTTTCCACTTCAGGACACCCGAATTTCTCGCGTGCATTAAAAAACGAATCAGCAACAACAGCTGGCTGCCGTGTTTTTCTTCAAAATCTTTTACCCCGGCGTGCAGTTCGTTATGACATTTACGGCACAGCGGAATAACAAACAAATCATCAGCCTTTGTTCCCATCCCTCCCAGTCCATGACCAATGATGTGATGCGGATCATCTGCCTGATTACCGCACGTCATGCATTTCTGCGTTTTTACCCAGCGCGTGTATACAGGCATCTCTTCCCGTTGTGGTTTCTGGCGCTGGAGATACTGAGCCGGTGACTCCGGATCAACGGCAATGCTGACCACCGTCTTTTCCTGTGGCGGGTTTTGCTGGTGGGCGTGAGGCAGCGGCGCAAGATTTTTTTGTGCGCTGCTTCAGTATGATGGTGGCGGTCTGCTCTCCCGGTACGATGTCGCTTTCACGGTACATTGAGCGGATTTTTTCCGCACGCAACCCCAGCGAACGACGTAATACCGCTTCCGGTAGCGCGTCCGCCACCTGATTGCGGACCGCCCACCAGGATAATTCAGCCAGAGATAATTCACGCTCCTGCGTACCGCTTATTGCGTGACCGATGACGTCAATCATCCATGCTGACAGGTTTTGATGAGCAAGTTGCTCGAGTGATTCGGATGTCTGGTCACGCAGCTGGTTGTCGCAGTGCCAGCACAACACCATTGCGCCGGTACCATAACGGTGAATAACGGTTTCACTGTGATGATAGTCACCATGAGGCCACTGGCAGGATTTGACATGACGCAACAGCCAGTCAGACAGTGCACCAGCGCCACCAACAGCACGAATCACACGCTCATTGCTGAAAAACGGCAGTAATGATTTATCCTCCGCCAGCGGCTGGCGAACGGCAGGGACGATGCCGGACGGCAGACCGCGCATGCTTTTCGGTTCCGGCTCCACAAGCACTCGAGGGTTATGGAATACCTGCATGGATTCACGGCCTGGTTTAAGGACCACCAACCCAAGTTCCGGTACCGGAACAGGTCGAAGTAATACCCGCACGTTACCTCCAGATGCGTTGCTGGAATGTGCGGGACGGACGCGGTGGGCGCTCGGAGTACGGCAGCCTGACGTAGATTATCCAGTGACGATAATCGAGGCTGAGGGCTTTCCTAAACTCATACCCACGTCTGCGGTAGTTCTGAATCAGCCATTCGGCCTGTTCTTCAGTGCATGGGGCGTGCCGGAACCAGTCAGATTTGAATGCATGAGAACGCCGCCCGTGCCTGCTGGCAAAGACGGCTGAATTATCAGAATTGTGTAGTCTGGAATTTTG